AGGTCCCCGGCGGTGCGGGTGGCGGCAGCTCGAGGCTTTCCGGCGGACCGAGATCGGCCGTTACCGGCCGCAGTGGATCGATATGTTCCCAGATCAGTTGACAGTCGCCGTTGGTCGGAATGCCGTCCGGTGCGCGCACGTCGTCCATCGCAAAGCGCAGCGCCACCGTGCCGAGGCCGCGCTCAAGCGGGTAGCACCAGGTCCGCGTGACGCCCGATACTTGATAACACCACGTAAGATAATCGTTCGCATTCCCACCATGCGGTGGCTGCCTGATCCGCCGCAGCAGGTTGAAAAGCAGTTGATCGTCGGTGTCCTCGGGCGCGCCGCCGACGATGCCAAGCCCGACCGTGGTGGCGATCGGCGCGATTCCGGTGCGCGCGGTCAGGAAGCGCAGCGTCGTGTCCGGTGGCAGGTTGCCACTGGCGCCATAGTCGAAGGCGTCCACGGTGAAACTGACTTCGCCGCCGGCCTCGAAAGCATCCGCGCGAATTCTGAACCGCACGTCGCCGCCCTCGAGCTGCAGCAGGTCCCCCGCCTGGACCACGGCACCAGGCTCGGCGATCGCCATGCACGGCCCCGAGGCGCGCGTGGCCGGTGACTTGTAGATCCCCCAGATCGACGCCCAGCGGGTCAGTTGATCCGTGTCGGCCAAATCGGGGAATAACTGCCGAAAATTCCATTGCAATCTGCCGTATAGCAAGTGGCTGGTGCCCGCTTCGACCTCGGCGAAGACCCTCAAATTGTTGACGCGCAGCCGCGGATTCGCACCCGCGAGCCGGTTCTCCAGATCCTGCTTGATCCGGGCGCGGATATCCTCGAGCCGGTCACGCTCAAAGGGCATTCCGTCGCACCTCTTGCCACACCAAAGGGAACGGTTTGGAAAAGATTCGTCGCGCATCGCGATAGATCGTCACTTCAAGATCAAGCCGACCGCGCTCGACCCAGGTCGCCGTCACATCGATCCGGTCGCAGACCTCATCGTCGATCATCCATTGCAGCGCCTCACGCGCATAGAATTCTGCACGCTGCTGCACGCCCGCCGTCTCCTTTTCACGCGCCAGGAGCCAGAGACGCGAGCCGATCGGCCCTTCCGGGGCATCGGTATCGGCCCACCAGCCGCGCCGATCGGCATCACCTGGATCGGGCAGCACATCGTCTTCGTGTGCCAGGCCATCGGTGAACAGCGAGAGCAGAACGGCTGTTTCCGGGCCCTCATCGGTCAGCAGGTCTGGCGGGAAGAATTGCCAATCCCCGTGCAGCAGATAGGCGCCATCGGTGTCGGTCTGTTCATACCTGGTGGCGACGTCACCCATCAACGCGCGCCCTCGGTGATGCTGCCGCTTGCGGTGATGTCACCCTCGACCCGCAACATCGGCGTGCGCATCAGCACGCGCGTCGGCGTCGCGATCGTGACGTCCTGCTGGGCATTAATCTCCACGGCTTCCTCCGCATTGATGACCAGGCGGCGCGTCGTGATCTCAATCTCATTGTTCCGTTTGAGGACAATCGAGTCACCCTCGTCGGTATAGACCGCGACCTCTCCCCCTTGCAGTCCGGTCATCCGCTGGCCGCGGTTGTCGAGCGCCACGACCACGCCGGCAGAACGGTCGCCGCCGGGGAAGATCACAATCGCCTCCGCTTCACCAACCGGCACAGACGTAAAGCCGTAATTCTGAAATCGTTCCACGTTGTCCTTGCGCTCACCCTCGAGCAGCGACATCGCCACGACCTGGACGCCTTCGTCGTCCTCGGTTGACGACAACACGCCGCGCGCGATCATGTTCATAACCTTGTTGTTGAGCGTGCTCATCAGGTCTTCCCACTATCCTTGATTATGTGCGCCCAGGTTCCCCCGTCGCCACCGGCCTTCTTCTTTGCATCGGCCTTGGTCTTGCGTTTCGGTTCCGGCAGGAAGGTGTCCGGTAGAACGAGCGTCAGGGTTACGACCTCACCCGCATCGCTGTAGCTGAATTCGACCTCGCTGATCAGCAGGGGCTCGGCCAGGTCGAGCCAGGGCGACAGGATGTAGACGTTTTCGTTCTGCTGCCAGAGCCGGCCGTCACGCTGGCGCCAGCCGTTCACCGTGACTTGCGCCTCTTTCGATCGCGCCAGCCGCCGACGCATCTCCCAGTCCGCACGCTTCTGCGCGTCCGCACCATCGGCTTGCGCCTCAGCAACGATGACATGCGCGCGATACCGCGTGATGCCCTCGTCGCGCGTCTGGCCGATGATTTGCGTCAGGGTCTTCGGTTTCGTTCCCTTTGCGGCACCCGCACGACGTTCCATGGCAAACCGCGCACCGGGGCTGACGCCTGGTGGTATGGGTTGGATGTGCGACCAGTCGTCCTTGGTCCGGGTGGAGCCGGGTCGCTGGGCCTTGACGATGTAATCGCTGAATCGCTCGCTATCGTCATGCGTGGCGCTGGCCTCGAGGATATTGACCCCCTGTTCGAGGACGGTTGAACACTGGCCGGCACCCGCCCGCGTGAGAACCAAGCGGCCATACTGATCGTCAGTGATGAGAATTTCCTGCAAACGCGACAACCGCTCGACAATGGCAAAGCAGGTCTCCCCCTGTTCGGCCTGTGCGTCAGGCACCGGCTCACCGTCGTAATCGGACACGACCTCGATACCGAACGGCGCCGCCAGCATTCTAGCTATCTGACCCGGCGTCATCTTCTTGAACTGGCCATCGGTCTGGGTGATCGAACTATCAACGAAGTCGCATGTCTTCGACCGGCCGCTACACCCGATCTCATGACCCGTCGCCGAGTATCCTGGATTGTAGGCATCGACATATCCGGTCAGCAGCAGCTCATCGTCGAGATAAATCTCGGCCGCGTTGCCAGGCATGATCTGCCAAGCCTTGGCCGTCTCGAGCAGCGGCCACTTTTCGCTGACGGAAAGGTCGAAGGTTGACGTGGCTTGCTCGAGCCCGCGCACCACGGTCAGCGACTTCCAGCCGGAATAAATCTCGCCACCGACCCGTAGCTCGAATCTTGCCATGTCATGTCGCCTTCACATGACCGGCGCGCGGCATGAATGCCGGGTTGATCGCCCGCACTGCTTCGACCAGCTCCAGATCACGGCCCGCGTCGCGATAGAATTTCCACGCCAGCACAAGCGAATTCGACGTGTTGAGGGTCTCGTAACGCACCAGCGGCACGCGGGTTTGTTTGCGTGCGTCAATCTGATTCAGCACCGCTGACCGCAACCGCATCAGTCCAACGAACACCGCATCGAACCCGGCATCGGCCGCGGCGGTCTCGGCCCCGTCGAACGCCACCATGATGCGGGCTTCCATCGCAGCAGCTTCGTCGTAACTTTCGATCGCGACGCCAGGAATGGCGTAGCCGACCTCGCAGAGAGCGTGCTCGCGACAGTAACGTTGCCAAGCTGCCTGGTTTCGCATCTCGCGCGTGCGCGCGGTGAATTGGGTGCCTGGTGCATCGGCGAAGAGCGGCGGCATACCACCCGCTTGCGCACCCGAGGAATAGTTTATCCCCAGGCCGAGCATCGTTGCGACAACCGTGCTCGGTTCGCCACCATTGGAGACCGCCGCAAATGCCGAGGCCGTGGTCGTGCATAGTTGCAGTGGCTGGTAGACCAGGCCGGGCGCCTGGTCGTAGAGCGCCCCGATCGCCTCGGCCACCGGGGCCTGCGCATAGCCCAGCGCCGGCATGCGGGAATTGTTGAGCATCATAGCCAGGGCGCGAACGTCGGTTGCGGCATTGGTGGCCACGTAATCGAGCGCGCCCACCACGCCGAACATCTCGAGGAACGCCGCGGTCGAGGCCTCCCCGAGCTGATCGGCCGCGCCCTCGATCACCATGTCGGCGTTGGCGTCCGATCGCGGTTCCTCGAGCTCCCCAGGCTCGGCGAATTCCAACGTGAAGACGCAGCGCCCCCCCGCCTCGCGCTGTTCCAGCCAGGACACCCGCCGGCAGACCGCCAACACGATCCCCAGCGCCGGGTGGACCAGCTCGCCCTCCCCCTTGCGCTCACAGGCGTCCAGGAGGGCGTCACGGGCGATCCGGAAGCCCGGACCGATGGTATAGCCCCGCATGGGCCAGACCCGCTGAGACCGCCCCAGATCCTCTGCCCACGGGGTCTCACGCCCCGGATACTGGTGGTCGGCAAAGCGCCGGCCATAATCGCCGCCGGCATCCTCCACGTAGAACCGCGCACCGCGATACCACGCGGCCCGCAGCTTCGGCGTCA